TGGCTAACAGTGGCATTTGATAATTTACTCCTCGCGAGTAATGGTCGGCTGACTCGGGCGAGATCATAACTCCCCGCCGCTCGAGTGACAAGCCGTTTAAACGCGCTCTCTGATTATCAGGCAGCCGGCGCCGGCACTCCGGCCCGCTGGAATCGACTCGGATCTATATCGTAGAGCTCGCGGAGCGTGTGGCGTGTGCCGCTGGCGTCGACGAATCCGGCCAGGTCGATCGCGTCTTTTCTGAATAGGATCCCGCGAGTCGGCCCGAGTACCTCGTTTTGAAATCCGACCGTTTGACGGCCGAGCCATTGCTGATAGCTGGTCGCGGCCGGCACTCGGCCGACCAGCTTATCGAGTGCTCGAGATCTCGCCGGGCCGGTGAGTCCCCGGAGCTGGCGCTCGGTTGCTGCGACCGACGGCCTGGTGCCGAGCCGGCGGCCATCGATAACCGGGACGCGGATCGACCGGCAATTGATATGCAGCGGCGGGATCGGCCCCTCGCCGACAGGGAAAACCTGTTGATCCAGGGGTTGACAGATCGGCGTTGTCCTCGAGTCGAGGGTCGCCTGGTATAACTCGCGCTTGATAATCCGCTTATTTTTTTTATAGAGCTCCTGGCGCGTGGCGTTCGAGATCGCCGAGGTCGCGGTCTGCGCGAGAGTCTGAGCTCCTCGCCTGGTGATCTCTCGAGTCCCGTCCGTGCCGCCGAGGGCGCCGGTGCCGAATATGCGCCGGCCGATTTGCGTCGGCGTCTCGTCAAATAAAAGTCCCTGGCGAATTTGATCCATCATGCGCCGCTGATCCCCGAAACGATAGGTCGCGAGCCAGTCGCGGAGAATCCGGTTTTCAAACGGTCGGGCGAATACGATCCCTCGGAGCTCTCTCGCGCTCGGGAGTACAGGCGTAAACAAAACGGGGAGGGTGTCATTTAAAACGCCGGCGATAAATTGCGTCTCGCCGATTGATAGGCCGACCAGCTCACTTCTGACTATCTGATTGATCTCCTGAAATGTCGGCTTTGAGATCTCGGCGATCAGCTTCGAGGTTCGGATCATTCTCGCGGTCGTCGCCGGCCCTGGATCAAAGCCCAGGTGAGCGATCCGATCCAGCCGAGCGCGGATCGCGGCTTTCAGCTCGGGCTCGGCCCGATCCAGGAGGCGGACGATTCTCGTCGACATTCCCTTGCCGAAACGAATCAGCTCGATCTGGTGCGCGAGGAGCTGGTCTCGGATCTCCTCGTTTACGGTTGCCACGATTTACTGACCGAAGCGGCCGGACTCGTCCCGACGGCGGCGGCTTCGCCCTCCAGAGCTCGCCCTCGCCGCTCCGCCTTCGTCGTCGCCGTCCTCGGCGCCTGGCTGGCCTGGACCTGGTGCCGGCTGGCCTGGTAATGGTTGACCAGGGAGCGACTGGCCAGGCTCAAACATTCCGCGAAATGGATCCTCGCCTCCCTTGAGTCGATCGTCCTCGTCCTCGACTCCGATCTGCTCGAGCTCATCGTCGAAAGTGAACTCGGTAAAGTCTTTCTGGCGGAGCCAGTTGTGGACGGACTTCCAGGAGATCGGTGTTCCGGCTTTTTTGGCCTGGGCGAATTTCACCAGGTCGCCGACGTCGCTCGCCTCGTCGATAAAGTCGAGGTTTGGTTCGACCTTTACCTCGTCGGGATTCGCGCCGACCCAGACCGCACACTGGCGGAGCGAGGTCTCGAGCGCGGCCGCCGAGGCCATTGCGATAGTCTGGAGCGTGGCCGTCCTGGCCGCGACGCGGATCCGGAGCGTCTCGGCGGCCTCGGCACCAGCTCCGGACGATAGCAGCTTGACGCCCTCCTCGCCGGCCCTTACATAATCATTTTCGAGGCTGACTCGTTGCTCCTGTAGAGCCTTAGAATCGGGGCCGATAAACTTGGCGTCGGCGTCCGGATTCGGCAGGTTTAAATAAGCGCCGGAGCCGATGATCGGCTTCTCGGATCCGTCGCCTGGATTGCCCTCGTCACTCGATCCCAGGTCATAGCCGATCAGGACGAGCGTGTCCTGGCCAGACATAAAAAGGGCGCTCCGGTGATCGGCCTCGCCTCGATAGATCGCGAGCGATAGATTCGCCAGATTAACCAGCGGGACGTCGCCCGGCTTTGTCGCCAGGTCAGTCGTATTGACAAAAACGAATGGTATCTCATCCATAGTTTTCCCCCGGATCGATGGCACGATCGGCGCCTGGGGAGCTCCGTCGCGCTCGACCAGGCTGGTGTATACATTCGAGCCGGCGTCGCCGAGGGTCAGGGCTCGAAAGCGCGGGATAAGGTTCCAGGTGAACGGGTCGCCCGTGTCGCGCTCGAATCGAGTCTCGTCGAGGACTACCATCAAAAGCCGGCGAACGGCCTCGAGGCGTTTCGAGTCGTCTTTTTGTTTCGGGTCGGCGGTCATAGTCAGATCGTCCCAATTGATAACCTGGGGAGCCGGATATTGAATTATGACTGGTAGATCCCTGGACGGATCGACGTCGACCAGGAGGCCGAGCCGGCCATATAAAAGCTGATTCATGTGGATCTGGACGAGGAGGTCATTCAGCGATTCCGCTTTCGGCGTGGCGATCTCACGCATATCCTCGAGCGCGTCGGGGAGCTCGATATTCGCCGGCTCACGGTCGAGGATCCCGGCTAATGCTCTGACCGTTTCCTTGACCAGGTCAGGGAAAAAGGCGCGGGTCAAATACGCGTCGTATAATTGCGTCCCCTCGTCCTTCGAGTTTTTCAGGCCGAGGGCTCGCATCCCCGAGGTCGGCGGCAAGTAAATATTCTTTTTGCTTTTGATGTGTCGCTGGCCCTCGTTCGCGTCGAACATCAAAATCCAATCGGGGCGCCTGGCCAAATAATCAGGGTGAGGATTCGAGACGGCCCCGCCGCCTCCTGTTGCGACTTGCGCCGTGGTGATTCCTGGCTGTAGTGGTGCGGTGTTACTGGTGGCGAGTTGATGCGGCATTGTGCGGGCTCCTGTAATTAAACCGCGCCTCACACGCTGGTATTTATCTGGCCTTTAATGAGCTCCTCGCAAGGCGCCCGAAATTGGTCGGCCAGGTGTTCGGACGGCTCGATGATAAGCCCGAGAAAATGCGTCGACCTGGTCAGCGAAAGCGCCACCAGGGAACGCGCAAAGCTCGGCCAAAAAATCGCTATTCCAAGCGCCACGAACTATGTACACATTCCCCGCCTCGGCTTGCGCGGCTGGAGCCTGGGCTCGGACAGATTTATCGCCGGACTCCGGCGAATAATAAATCCGATGGCGCGGAAAGTCGGCGGCTATATCGATAGCCTGGGCCTTTCCGGCTTGGCCTGGATCCTGCGGGAAATCGATTATCACGGCTTTCCCGTCCTGGTCGCCGGCGTCTCTCATTTGTTGGCGTACTTTGCCAGGCGAACCTCGAAAACGAATCACGTCCTCGATGTAAATTTTACGCTGGACATATCGCAAGCGCAAGCCGACAGTGAACGGCGCCGACGCTCCCTCGGTGGCCGCGAGATCCCATCCTCGAACAATCGCCCCGCCTTTCGGAGCGGCTTCGACGAACTTCTCCTCGAACCAATTGCGCTTAAATAGGCCGCCCTCTCGAGGGTGCGGTCGCTGTTGGAGCTGGCCGGCCGTGGCATAGGATCCGATCTCGACCTCGAGGCCGCCGACTCGCTCCTCGTTAAAAAGCCCCGGCCAGAGCAGCTCGGCCTCCTCGGTTCGGTAATCGCCAGGCAGCTCTCGGCCTGACTTTTTCAGCGTGATCGGCACCGATACAAACGGATGCTTTTTTTCGTATCGGGCCGGTAGGCACAAATGCACCAGGTCGGTCGCGTCGGCAATCATTACGCCAGCATAATCGCGCTCATGGAGCCGTTGCATCATAACGCAAACGCCGCCATTCGGAGATCGCACTCGAGTCGGGAGCGCCATTCGAATACGCTCGACAGTTTGCTCCCGCTGATAATCGCTCTCGGCCGACTCGACATTGTGCGGATCGTCGAGGATTATAAAGTCGCCGCCCTCGCCCATGATGCCCGAGGTCGAGGTCGAAAATCGATACCCGCCCTTGCTATTTTGGAACCGTGTTTTCTGATCCTGGTCGCGTCGAATCTGGAGCTTTGTATCGCGCAGCGCCCCGACCACGTTGCCCCACCTTTCTTGATACCAGTCCGAGCGGATCAGCTCGCGGGTTTTGTCCGCGTCGCGCAGAGCCAGGTCGGCCCGATAGCTGGTCGCCATAAACCGGAGCCCGGTTCTCGAGGGTTTCGTCCAGGCCCAGGCGTTTAATAAAACCGAGACCGATAGGCTTTTCATGTGCCCCGGTGGAATGTTTAGCAGGAGGCGCGGGATCTCGCCGGAGATAAATGCCTCGAGATACTCGTCCATTAAATCGATATGCCGGCCGTCGATGAACGGCCCAGGCTCCAAATGTTTCCACGCTTGCCGCGTGAATACCCGCAAATGATTTTCCATCTCCTCGGCCAGCCTGACCTCGAGGGCCGGCAAGTTTTCGAGCGTGGCGGTTTCAGTTGTGACCGGCGTCGCGGTCGCGGGCTGCATGGAGTTTTCGCTGGAGGATAACGAGCTGCTCGAGCTCGTCGGGTGTCAGATTATCCCAGGCCGGTTGATCGCCTGGCGGCACGATCGGCGGCCCGTCGGGGAAATTATGTTCGAGAGATTTAGTCGGTTTATAGAGCGGGTGTCGAGACTTCAAACAGAGCTCCAGGAGCCGATCGGATTTTGTGTTGATCGTGTAAAACTTCGTTTCGCGATCGTCGCCATTAACCTCGACATAGGGGAGTTGTTTATCCTCGCCCTCGATGCCGCGTTTAAACGCGACGGCCTCGACCGTGTCCATGAACGCCGCGTCGGCATCGTCCCATAGCAGGGCGAAATCTGGATCTCGCTCGCGCAGATCATACCAGGACGATCGACCGATCTCGCCAGCGATTGCCGCTGTAGTCACGGCGCCAGTCTCGAGAAGTTTGGCCAGGAATAGCAAGCGCCGGCGGCGGGTAATCTTTTTTTTTCTGGCCATCACGGCCCTCCCTATCGCGTCACGCGGTCGGCTTTAGTGTCGGGTTGTAGGGTCATATAATAACAAGTCGGCGGGGATAGTACCCGACAAAGTGACAAAACGGCCCTATTTCGTATCGGTTCGGTTTCAAATAAGCACGATTTGGACTCGATATTGAGCTTCGACGATAGCTCGCTTTAACCTCGAGAGCGGGTTATCGATCCCTTTCACGTCCTCGATCACCAGTTGCGAGTCGGCAAGATTCCGATAACGAAAGTCGGCCAGGTAAACCGCCCGCCGTCCGTTCGGATAGCCTCTCGATCGGATCAGGATCGGGCGGGCGTCCGTCCCGAGTTTGAATTTCGGTTGGAGCTCGAGCTCGGAAATCTCGCCGGCGCGTTCTAGCAATTTCAGCTCGGCGTATCGTTTAGCCTCACGTTTCGACGCGAACCTGACGCCGTCCAAAAATGTCGGCTCGTTTCGATATTTAACTCTACGCCAGGCCGCTCTCAAATCTTCATCCATCACGGCCCATTATTCAAACTCGAACGCGCCACGCCGGCGCGGTTCCTTTCGGATTTTCTTCCGGAGCTGGCCGCGCTTTTTGTTGCTTTTTTCCTTGCGCCTGGTGCTGTCGCTGGTCGTGCTGTTACGCGTTTTTGTTGGAAAGTTTGCCATCACGGCCTCCCTTTTTTTTCAATGCCTCGAGGTTCATATCAAAAAGCGCCTGTTTAACGGCCCGAGCGATTCGGGTCAGGTATAGGAGCCGCTCGACTGGTTTTTTATTCCGTCGCACACTCACAAGCCGGCACCGATTGGACGGGCTCGATCGCGGGTCGCTCGATCGCCTGGATTATCAGAATATCGAGGATCGGATCGGCCGATTTTTCAGGCGGGAGTATCGTTCTTTTTCTGACCACATGCGCTTTTTCGTGCTCAGGATCCTGAGCGGGTTTTTTAACAATGGCTGCGGGCTGCGGGATTGCGGGGATCGGCTCGACGATTTTCGGCGCCAAGTCCGGCGAGCTGGTCACGATAGACGTCCCGATCACCTGGCCGAAAGCGCCGTAATATTTAAAAACGCCAGGAGCGACTTCGACGGGTCGCCGATCCCTTTTTGGCCTGGCCACAATGCACGGATTAACGCCGTCGAGGGCCGCGCACTCGCCGCCGCCGCCACGGTCGCCGCGAGACTTCCCGCCGCCGCCGTTCGTCGGGCCTGGGCCTGGGTCGCCGTTGTCGCCGTTGTCGCCGTTGTCGCCATTGTCCCCGTCGTGGCCGTCGCTATGGCCGCCGCCGCGACCGTGGTCGCCGCCGTGTCCCTTTCTGGCCTCGGCTGGCGGGACGCCGTTAATCACGATAACGATCGCCACGACCAGGGCCAGGATAAACGGAATTAAAAGCCGAGTTTTTCCAGGACGAACGCTTGCGCCTTTTTCGCGATCTCCGGCTGTGGTAGATTCCAGCCGATCACTATGCCGGCGATTAAAATAGTCGTGTATAGCCACATTATCGAGCTCCTGGGTTTAGTTTGACCGGCCGGCCTCACGCCAGGATCGTCGGGTTGATTCATGCGCCGATCGTCTCGGCTTCGTGATCCGCTTGCGGCGTATCGCCGGCAACCTCCGATATTCTTTTATAAGCGGCGAGCTGGTCGTCGAATCCGCCGCCGTCGACTACCTCGCCCGAGTAGAATTTCGCGACGTTTCGGGTCTCCTCGTATACGATCCGAAATTTTTTGCCGACACGCTGGGCGCGTAATTTCGGCATTTGATAAAGGGAGCCCGTGTCCTCGTTATCGTTTCCTGGTTCTGGTTCAGCCATCACGGCCTCCGAGTTGTTTATTTATGTTGTCGATTTGCTCTCGCTCCTCGGCCCGCCATTGTTTCTCGCGCTTCCTGATCCTGGCGCGTTGAAAATATCCGACCAGAAACGACGAGGCGACGCCAGCGGCGCCCGCCAATAAAAACCAGGGATCGGTTAAAAATTCAAACATAGCGCGGCGATGGTAGCAGACCACGCGACAGCCCGCGACTATTCCGCCGGCTTAATCCCGTCGTTATGCGACTCGATGCAATCGACCAGGGACGAATTAATCCCCCGGAGCTGGCGCATATATCGGCGCATTGCCTGGAGGTTTTCGGCCAGCGCGGCATAGAGCTCGGACGGGAACCAGTATCCCCAGGTCTCGGCCGGATCCATAACCAGCGTCGGCGGCGTGTCCTGGAGCTCGAGCGCGTCGGGCTTTTGATCGATCGACGAACACACGACCGGGACAGGATTCTCGCGGATCACGACGTCGGGCGGTTTCGGTGAGAAAAGCGAGCAGCCAGACACCAGGAGCAATACGAACAAGGCGACGCGGATCACTGAGATTCGGCCTCGATCGTTTTCCAGACTCGCGTCGTCGCCTTGCGGGCTTTGATCTCGAGGAGTCCAGGTTTTGCACTGGTCAACCTCTCGAGACGTGCGCGATCCTGGAGCACGGCCGTCGACTCGATCTCGGACGCTCGGGCCTCGTCGAGCTCCCGCTGGAGGATTGCCTGGCGCTCGCGGTCAGCGACGAGCGCCGCCTCGAGGCGCTCGACTTGTTTCTCGGATAGGTCGGCCCGTGTCCGTTCGGCCGTGGCCGAGATCTCGGCGACGACTCGGGCGTCGATTTGCGACTTCACGATATAGCCGCCGGCCGCGATCATAAGGCCGGCGATTATCAAGACTTGGAAATTCACGTCGGCGGCTGACTCCCGCCGGTTCTGAAATAGTTATTTGTCAGGGATCCGAGGACGGTCGTAATCACGCCCAGGATCACGGCCGGAAATCCGACCACGGCCAGCGCGACGATCTCGGACTCGAGCGCCGCGAAATCATAGGCCATAAACCACGTCACCACGAACCACCAGGCTTTGATCGAAAAAACGTAATAGACCAGGATCAGGAGCCGAGGGATCAGGCGCCAGGCGTCGGCACGGCTGGCCCAAACTTTCCAGGGATCGGTCTCGGCTTTCATGGCGTGTCGAGGATCCTGGTAAACAATCGATCGCGCTGGATCTTTAGATCGGACAGCGCCTTGTCGCGGTCTCGCATCGTTCGCTCATTGCGGGCCGTCCAGTTAATGCCGGCGTTTATTTTTTCAGATTCGAGTCCTCGAGGTCGCGGATCCGGAGATCCAAAACGACCAGCGTCAAGCCGTCGACCGAGCTCGAGGTCGCCCTGACCGTTTTCGTATTGAGCTCGACCGTTCGCTGGATCGCCTCGAACTGTTGGACAACCGTTTCCTGGACGGCTCTCACGTCCTCGTCGGTCGCATATTTTAGGTCGATTATGGTATCGCCAGCCGACCAAACCGCCGCGCCGAATCCGCCAAACACGACCGCGATTATTCCGATAATAGCCGACCATTGCCGGCCGGCCGATTGATCTGTAAATTTTGGATGGTTCATTGAATCTCCCCTGAAACTTCGTGGGCCGCCTCAAATGTATAGCCGTGCTTGATAAAAATATCGTGTCGCTGTGATGCGAGTTTCGGGTCGCCTGTCACTTCGATCAAATCCAGCAAGGCCAATAATTCTCGTTCTAATT